CTGGTAGCAAAGCTTACCAGTTGCGACGGTGTTACCTCTTAGGTAACCCAAAGCTAGAACTGCGTTCTTGCTTAGTTCTTGGATCCAGAAACCAAAGGACATGTTAGGGTTAACCATAAGGTTAAGGATTTTAGCTCTGCTAACATTTGAGTACTTGTACTCATAACCGTTGGTAAATCTAACGTTAACAACCCTTGTAAAAGGGTTAACGTTGATAGCCTCGACAGCATCTGATGTACGAGGAGCTGGAATTGTTGTGAACATAATCGAAATTTGTAAAGAACAGTTTGAGAGTTGTTGTAGTTAATTTTATTTATCTCTCTCACCAATACTTGGAGAGAGAAATAAAATAAACTTAAACAACAATCTCTAGTCCCAGTATAGTCCACTCTGTCCACCTTTGTACAGTGTTTGTTAGCATTTCTTAACAATATAGTACTACGTACTTATTGTTAGTTTTACTTGGCAACAGATCGCTTGAAACTCGAGTCTCACTCGCGTTCAGTTAGACCGCGCCCGCCCGCATGTCGCGAATGTTTAGCAACGCGCGATATGTTTTCACTTCCGGCGACGGAGCGAGGCGAAGCCGAGCGGAGCCCTTGGTATGACTGGACTCTCTGCGGACTATCAATCCGTCGACCTCGCGTATGTCGCGAAAGTCTAGAAACGCGGGAACAATTAACGCGTGCGCGCGCCTGCGTTTTTGAGACCCCCCTCTGGGGGTGCGTCCTGTCCCCGTCGTATCTATATACCTCTTCAGAAATTTATGCCAAAATTTAAGGGTTTATCTGTCCACTATCGATCACAAACTGAAACAGCCCTTTATCTGTCAAAACATGCTTGTACATATCATCAAATACCTTTGGTGGGATGGTACAAATATGTGCTCCTGCTGCGAATGCTCTAGCTACTGTGTTCGCATCTCTGATGCTTGCAGCTAATATCTTGCAATCTGTCCTGTTATGACAAAATACTTTAGCAATCTGTTCTATTAAACCGATACCGTTATGTCCGTTGTCGTCCAAACGTCCAACAAAGGGTGAAACGTAGGAAGCGCCCGCTAAGGCTGCTAGGATCGCCTGTGACACGCTAAACACCAACGTTACGTTAGTACGTATCCCCATATAACTAAGCGTCTTACAAGCCTTTATACCCTCCGGTGTGCAAGGTAGCTTAATTGTTGCTTCATTTGGAAAAAGCTTGCCATATTTAATACCATTTTCAATTAACTGATCTGCAAACTGTCCATTTACTTCTATTGAGAGGTCTTTAACCCCTATATCTCTAATTAGATCTGCGTATATGTCGTCAGGATCTTTACCACTCTTCTTTATTAGCGTTGGGTTGGTGGTCACCCCAGATATAACACCAGAATCTAGTCTGCTATCAATATCTTTAATAATCGCTGTATCAAGAAATAGTTTCATTCAATGTGTCCTATGCTGATTGAGCCATCTTCATGCTCTTTCACAACTGCTTCGTAAACTTCAGGTGGGTGTTCTACCATAAAGTCTTCTATAGCCTTATCTACGGCTTGTTCTGCTTTAAGATCTATCCATCTCTGCTCAAGACCAATCAACATACCAAGTATTAGGAAGTTAATAGGTGGGAAAGGAGTCTTTAAACTCTTATATAACTCTTTAAAGGTATTTATCTTTAATTTATGTTCCATACTATATAGGTAGGTTAGTGTAGTTGTTTAGATGTGATATCTATAAGTGATATCCGGCTAAACTTGTTGTGTTTAGGAGGGGGAGTCCACCCTTCTCCCCCCTATTAGGATGCCTTCGTTCTAAAACCAGTTGTGGTCTGTGTTTCCGTCAGACAGTCCTCTCGCCTCTCTACGCTGGTCTATATCCATTCCGAGTACCAAATGATTGGTAGCTGACTGTGGATCGTCTAAGAAGCTTTCAAGCATGTCTTGGAACTCGTCTCTCTTTCTTTGTTTCATCTGCTCGTTAGCGGAGATGGAGAAAGATTCTGTGTAATATTTAACGCCTTGCGCTAACGCGTCTAATCTGTCGTCATGTTTAACTGCATACTTCTCTCTACACATACGACTCATCTGATAGAAAAGCATGTATAGAAGACGTTTCTCTGGTGCTTCGTCTTTGTTTGAGTTGTAGTCCCAGTCAACCACCGACTTGTTAACTATTAGACGGTGTTGGTTCATTACAGGTTCTAGTGTGTCTATTATCCTTTCTTCCTTACGGACGTTAGCCCGTTCTTCTTTAACTAGAATCCTTTGTTTTGTTTGTTGGATGTGTTTGTTAAATAGCTCGGCTACGATTCCGTCTCCAAAGTTTGATTCAACAACCAACGTTGTAACTCCATACTTCTTGCATCCTCTAAGGATGTCGAGCAAGGTATTATCGCTGTACCCGTCCCGGTAGGCACGCATCTCATGCAAGTAGATGAGTCCGTTTCTTTGGGATAGATACGCAACAGCCGTTTCGTCGGCTCCTCGTCCTGAAGGGTCAACGGAGGCAATAGTCTCTGTATAGGGAGACCACTCACCTTGCAGTTGCATAGGTGAATGGAAATAATCTCCGGGTAAGCCAACTGTTGGTAGTTCTTTGAGTACATTTCTAGGATCTGAGCACCAGATGACGTTTTCGGGTCCTTCAGTAGGATTAACGGCAGTAACAATAAGATCAGACATCTTAAGAGGAAACTTTTCAGCATCTGAAAGACTTGTGTCCAACATAAACTGCAACATGAAGTTACTTCGTCCCATGGACGCTTCTCTCTCAACAAGATCTTCTTCTGTAAATCTGTCATCTGTGGGTGTCCAAGGTGCTATGCCTTTATCTATGTCTTCTTGTAATTGAGGAGCTATTAGCCCTTCGTATTGTTTTTGATTTCTTGGGTATCTTGCTGTCCAGACAAACGGTCTGTAGTTACGCTCAGCCAGCTTCCTATAGATGGTGAAAGTTGTCTGAGGAGTTCCAAGATACATAATGCGACTGTCATTTTTAGGAGTAAGTATTGATTCAGCCTCTGTGCAGAGTTGTAACAACTTTTCTCTCATCATTTCAGTCATAGAGTTACCGGGGACTTCTACGTCGTCCAGAATCATCAGGTCTGCCCTGCTTCCCGTTAACTGACCAGTAATACCAACACTCTTCACGGATGGTGCCTGATGAGGTGAGCAATTTACGTCGAAGGAAATCCTTGACCATCTTGCTTCGTCGCTCTTTGGTTGTAAGTGATTTAGCCATGGTGTTTCGATAATTAGTTTCTGTAGGAAGATACTCATGTTGTCTGCCCTTTCCTTAGAGGCAGAAATTATCATTATTTTCTTTTCTGGATTATTAAATAGTGTCCAAAGCACAAAAGCGCCAGTAATCCAAGATTTACCAACACCTCTAAAGGCTTGAATCTGGAGTCTCTTGGGTCCGGACTGTAAGTAGTCTGCGATGGCATATTGTGCTCTTGTTGGTTGAGGTAGGTCAAGCTGTTCCCATAAAGCTTGCAGAAACAGCTTGAAATCGTCCTGTAAGGCGCCTAAAACATCTTTCATGTACGAATGTGGATAAATTAATTAAGAAGCGATCTGACGCGATTCTGCGTTGAGTGCTTGGCGTTTTTCTAAAGCTGTTTGCCAATCTGCACCACCCATGATGTCCACAATGTCGTCATTTGTAAGTTCGTCAAAACCTCTTAGTTCTGGAAAGAACTGTTGAGCAACCCATACCTTATAGGATGTTGGTGCACTTATAGCTCTTAGTGTTTCTTGGTCAGTAATGTCATCTAGTGATGATCTTGCAGAATTACCAACCCTATCTTTTGTAGTTCTGTATGGTTCTATAACCATGTTATCTCTTACATGTAAACCACCTTTATCAAGAGAAATAATATGTCCGAGACTGTACAGAGTTTCACCAGCTTCTCTGTTCATTGTTTTTATCTGGTCTTCTAGGTCTTTTATCTTTCTCTTTTCATTCTCCATTAGTTTTACATGACCGTCTGAAGAATAGACGCCCAGCTCATTTTCAGCAGTTCTAATGGCGTCTTCGTCTAATTGTTCTCTTTGTTTTCTTAGATTTGCGGATTTCTTTCTGGCTGCTTTAGTTTTAAATGCTATATCTTGATGTGACTTCATTTTATTAAGAGCAGTCTGTGCTCTTACCTCACGCTCAGTCCCATCTTTAATAACAGTACCAATATCTTTCATGTCACCCTTTAGACCTACATAGTCTTTAAGAGTTGCAATACTTTCTGGATTTTGAGAACTAACTTCTATCTGTCCCTTTTTATTTCTAAGTTTATCGGTACGTATTTTTAAGTCACTTAATCTGGCAGCCTTATCCGCTTGGGAGGTTAGTCCCCGAATAATTTGTGTTGCCATTAAAAAAGCCCCTTGCGGGGCGGTTAGTGTTTATTTATCCGTACTTAGATCTGTACGCTTCCATTTTCTTTTTTCTTTCCTTTCTATCTTTTATTTTTTTGATAGATTGGAACTCTGCATTTTTCTTTCTTAATCCAGCTAAACGCGTTTCAGTAAAACCAGCCTTTTTAAGACTCTTAGTAATTTTTGTATCTCCGCGATATCCTTTACTCTTACCTTCAATACCTTCGCCTTTTGTTCTTCTAAACTTATTGACTTTTAAAGTATTGTTATTTTTCTTTTGATTACCAGTAGTTTTTCTTTTATCTTCGCTTTCAGCTTTTTCAGAAGTATTAATTGTTTTATTTTCTAGTTTTTTTAGACCCTTTTCATTTTTCTTGATAGCGTCTTTAAGGTTGTTGTTTGACTCTACTTTTTGTACTACTTTTTCCTTTTTAGGAGTTTTTTGTACAATCCCTGATCCTTTAGGTAATTTACCGCCAAAACTTTTACTCTTCTGATCTTTTAAATCTTGTTTAGCTTCACTATCTGGTTTTAATGTTGTAAATTTAGTTCTACCGTTACCGTCTTTTTTAACTCTTAATGGTTTATTTAAAGGATCTAAAGGCTTGTCAGGAGATGACTTAACAATATTTTTCCCTTTATCAGGTCCGCCCTGTCTTTTCTTTAGAGCTGCAATAGTTCTTGGATCACCTTTAGGAAACTTTTTAACATCAAGTTTGCTAGTTTTACCTTTTACTTCTTGCTGCTGACGTTTTGTGTAATTTTCATATTTTCTAAGAGCTCTAAGATATCTAGAACGCCCGTTCCTATTGTCAGGAAAGTCTTTTCTATTTGGTTTTTTCATTAGTTGATATGTTTTAGAATTGTTAGTTCTCGTATAGGTCGACATCCAAATGTCTCTCGACTCCATCGGAGCCAATGACTACTACCTTTGCCTTGGTTACATTTTTTGCACGCGGGGACGAGATTCGACGTAATAGTCTCTCCACCTCTGCAACGAGGTTTGACGTGATCGAGTGTAAGTTCTTTAAGTTCATAAGTTTCTCCGCAATAAACACATTGACAATTAAAATGCTCTTTAATCGCACGCCTCCAAAGGCGCTTTGCTTCGGGGCTTGTCATGGTTATTAAATTTTGTAAGTAATGTTTTGGGCTAGGTAGTAGAGGGGTCATTTACGTATTTTGAGTCTGCTTTTCCTGTTCTTGGATGGACTTTGGAGTCTTCCCTTGGTCGTACTCCCCTTATAGTGAGCAGCGTCTCTGTTATCACCATTTCCATAGGTACCGAGCTGCCGGTTAAGTCTGTTTGCATTGACACGTAGTGCTAATCCCTTTTTTGTTTTGTTGTATCTTTTCTGTTGTTTGAGCCTTCTTTGTTTGGCTTCTGGGTTGGATTTGTAGTACTTACTTGTATCTCCCATAGAGTTTTTCCTGTACTAATTCTGGATCAACCGTTGGCATTATTTTTGCTAGTTTCTGCAAAGGGTTTCCGTCGTAAGCAACTCCGCTAATATCATTAGCTTTGAGCCAATCACAAGCTGCTTTTAAATCTTGTGTAGTAGCTTCGCCTGCTTTTATACGGGTGAGAAACTCTTTAGTAACTAGATTATGCAACTCGTTAAATTGATCTTCAGTTGCTTTCTTTTTCATTATCTTTTAGCTGTTTTAGCTGCACGTTTAAAGTTGGCAGCAGTAGGAGCACCTTTAGCTCCGGGTTTTCTCATTGATTCGCCAGAACCTTTTTTGATTCTTAGACGCTTGGCGTGGATGTTGGCATAGAGTCCGCGTTTAGCCATTATCTATACCCCTTCTTTCCACCTTTGCCTTTTGATCCGCAAGATCCTTTTCCTTTGTGTGCCATATTAAGGTCCTGTTGTGTAACTAGCTTTTGTTGGGTTCATACCTGAACCTTTTCCATATGGGTTATATGGTTTTTTCTTTTTCTTTTTCATTGCATCCATAAGTCTTTTTTGTACTTTAGGAGGCATTTTTTTCATGTTCAGTTTTAACTGACCAGTTGGTTTTTTCTTTCCGTAATGTCTGGGCATAATTAACATTTCCATTTGCGAAGGGCGAGAGCCTTACGAGTAGGCTTGCCGTTTGGTTTTTTCATTGGTCCTTTTACCCCTGACATACGGGCGCAAAATGATCTTTTGCGAGGACCACCCTCTGGTTGGGGTGCTTTAAGGTTTGAGCCTGTAGCTCTGTTGTATTTTTCTCTACCAGCTTTGGTGAGTCCGCCAGTACGGCTTTTGTGTTTGCCGATTTTTAAACTGACGTTAGCCATTAGATGCCTAGACCTTTCTTGACTATTGCTAGTGCTTTATCGTCTAGCTCGTTATCACTTTGCTCTACTAGCTTTTCTAGTAGTTCAACGACAAAGGTCTTAAATTTTGGTGACTTAAGTGCAGATAGCACAAATGGTTTAAGGATTGCTAACATCTTCTTTTTTAGTTAATTGAATAGGTACGACGTCTTGGCATAATTTTGCCGAGTCTGTCTGTGGGCGAAAGGTAAATCCTTTGCGCATTAGTTCGGCACATTTCAGTGCACGAGTCATTTCTTGTGAGAGTTTCATATTGCGTTCATGTAATGCACCAATACGCTCACATTGTTTTGTTAAATCTCTATTTAATGGAACTGAGAAATTTATTTGAAATCCCCAGTTCTCATTTTTTACATATCCGTCTTCAGTTTCAGGTGCCGTATCATTGCCCATATAAAATGGACTAAACGTCATAGTGCTTCCATTACATGAAGTTCCCGGAGCAAATTGTTGTCTTGAAGGTGCTCCATTATTTTGAAATTGGACGGCTTGATTGGTTACATTTCCAGTGGCAGCAGCCACAGGATTGCTATTATTATTGACTTCTTCTGCAAATACCGGACTGCCTATTGTGAGAAGACAGAGAAGGTATTTGTAGTGGAGTTTATTGTATAGTCTGTGGTGACATCCCATTTTTCTATAATTCCCGCAGCTCTAGTAGTTGTTTCTAACTGCCAAGCTTTTGTGTCATCTTTGATGGAGAATTTAGTACCTGTACCGGCAATATCTGCATCAGCAGTAACGTTAGTGCCAGACCATGTATTTACGGCAGCACCTATCACTTCCTTTTTTGTGACTTCTTTTATAGTCTGAGTTGTGACTGTGTTTGAGGTCATACTCCCTGTTGTGAACTGAGGAGTGACTGTATTGGCTCTAGCTATGCTGGGTGATAACAGAGCTAAAAGCAGAATTAATTTTTTCATGCTTTTGGTTTTGTTTTAGTTTCACCGTTTCCGTTTTTCTTTCCGTTACCGTTTCCCGTAGACAAACCGAACGTGGCAAGTGCGCCCGTAAAAATCGAGGCTACGAACGTGATATCGCCTGCTGTAGCTGACTTTTTAATCATTGGCAGTTCGACATAACTTAAGGTAATAATAAATCCACTCCAGATAACAACTCCAAGGCGCACTGCTGCACCGAGTATTGCCATCTGTTCTTCATGGTCATCCACATTTTCTTTTAGTTTTTTTAGGAAACTTCTTGGTTGCCCTTTGATGACCTTATCTTCTTCCATGCTGTTTTAAGTATAGGTTTCATTGCAGTTACAACCCATTTAAATGCTGCTGTTGCAGTCAAGGTTGCAGCTACAGAAACGACTGCTGTAGTAGAAGCCGTTATAAGTATTTCGTTTTCTGGTAAAGGTACATCAAAATCTATTATCGGAATATTGACGTTTCTTATACCTGTATCTGTTTCCTCTGTAGCTTCTGCTTGTACTCCTTCCGGTTGTTTTAAATCGCTAGGTGGAACAACTAAAGGTCTATAAAAAGGAACTTTTCCTGTTGGTAAAGGTATAGATATTGTTTCTATATTTTCTACTGGTGGAATTACTATGGTGGGTATTTCCATATCTATGGTCTGTGCTCTTATTTTGAAGGAGGAGTTGGAAAGGTTACGTTTGCGTAGTCAGTTGTACTAGCTGGTAA